TCACAATATGATTGTGGTTTAAATAAATCAATGGCAGTACGGAAATACTGTTGTCTCCAACCCAAGCCCATTACTGCATCAACTGGCCATTTAATTTTCACGTGACAGTCTCCGTATATCTTCTGTAACCATCAACGTTACCATGTCTTTAAATGACGTTTTTGGTTTCCAGTTTAACATTTTTTCTGCTTTGCTGTATGAACCATGCAAACTATGAACTTCGGCTGGCCGTTTAAAGCGCGGATCTGTTTCTACATAGTGTTCCCAATCGATGATACCTGCGGCTTCAAAAGAGTAAGTTAACAATTCTCTAATGCTGTGTTGTACACTTGTGCAAATTACATAGTCGCTGGGTTCTGGTTGTTGCATCATCGTATGCATTGCTTCTACAAAGTCTCCGGCAAATCCCCAATCACGTTTGGCATCCAAGTTGCCCAGTGTGATCTTGTCAGTCAGTCCCAGCTTGATACGGGCAACACCGTCTGTTACTTTTCTTGTTACAAATTCTTTGCCTCGAATCGGACTTTCGTGATTGAACAATATACCATTACAAGTGTATAAGCTATAACTTTCTCTAAAGTTAACTGTGGTCCAGTAAGCATGTAGTTTAGATATTGCGTAAGGCGATCTAGGCTTAAACGGAGTATCTTCATCTTGAATACCATTGGTATTGCTGTTGCCGTACAGCTCACTGGTGCTTGCTTGGTAAAACTTAGTAGTAGAGCTGTTGTTTAAAATAGCATTTAAAATGTTCAATACTCCCATTGCATTGACTTCGGAAGTGGTTTTATTAATATCCCAACTGGCTCCTACAAAACTTTGTGCGGCCAGATTATAAAATTCATTGGGCTTGATTCTTTTGACCAAATGATTCATGCTGGCATCATCAGTGATGTCGCCTGTGACCAACTCGATATCGTTCTGGATTCCAAGATAGTCAATGTTGCTCAAGTTTGGATTGGAGTAACGCTGTACCAATCCGTATACTCTATAATCATTTTCTAATAGATATTTGGCAAGGTAAGGACCGTCTTGTCCTGTCATACCGGTTACAAATGCTGTTTTTTTCATTGTGTGCTTTCGTTCTCTTTGTACTTACGCTTGCCTTTGGCATGAGAAAAATATTGGCTTAGGACAGTTTTTCCAATGGGACTTAGATGTTTCTTTTGAGGAGCAAGATTTGTCACTCTAACATTGTTGGATTCGGCTAGCTTTACACAATCTGCTATTACCCAGGTATCGTGCGGTTTACAAAATTTATACGAATCACTTATTTCTTTTGATTCATAAATGTGTTCATATCTTTCCATGAAAGTTTTAGCAAACGGATGTTGGTTATTAAAGAAATAGATACAGGTTTCTGCATTATCCACAGGCTCGCCAGTGGGTCTGGTTGCTGGTGCATACATGTACGAAATAATGCTGTTGCGCGGTAATATGTTTTCTAAGAATGTGGCCGGCACAGGAGCATGTGTTTCTGAATCTGCATCAAGATATATTAGTACGTCTTGCGTTAACATTTTACATGCATTGATCCAGGCATAGGCTTTGTAAGTAAACTTGCGTGTAAAGTGTGTGCCACGCCAATCTAAAAAATTCTGTAGTTGCGGGTTGCAAGTTTCGTAGATATCCATACTGACCAAGTTGTCGGCCCGGTCTGGAATATCAAATCCTTCTGTCATTACATACAATGTTACAGACTTTGGCCAATACTTGATAAATGATTGTACCATTTTGTGCCCTATCAAGTCATAATAGGCTTTGTTCATTGTTGTTACTGCTGCAAATGTTCTCATTGTTGTTTCCAATACGCTTCTGTTCTAGGCACTAGCAAGTCTCGATCTTTACTACGACCTTGTGCTTTTCTACCGCCTTTGAGATGATCCAAGTAAGCACCCCATTCTGAATTTATAAGTGGATGGCCTTCGCCTTGTATCAAATGCCCGCTCCAGTCGTGTTCCGCCAGCGGTATTGATTTGCGTACAACATCAAATACAAAGCTGTCATGCCATTCTTTCATTGTGAATATACCGTTTTCTGCATCGTCGTACACATGTTGAAATTTCTTAAGAAAATCTGACACATTTGTAGAACGTAAATTCATTGCATACAATCCACACTCAGTGTATTTGCCGCGACGCCCTAGAAAGCAAAGTTCTTTGTCCAACGGGCATAGTTCATTTAATCGTGCAAGTGTAACAGGACTATGGCATACAGTATCTGCGTCCATCCACACCAACCAATCAGTGTGTGCTTTTTTTGCTGCAAAAATAGCATAGACTTTGTGAGCAAAACGTATGGCATTCCATTTAAAACTTTTGCCGGCATCCTTGCGTTGGCTTCTTACTGGATCCGCTGATATAATGCCATTGGCTTTGGGAACGTTGTTCCATTTTTCTTTAAACGCTACCAACGCAGGACTCTCCTTGTGCAAGTCCAACACTTTTAAATTGGATGCAGATTCTACCACTGTGCAATCTTCTGCGTAAACCAATAAGTCAACTTCGGCAGGCCAGTTTTGTAAAAATGTGTTGATCATTCTTTTGCCATACTGGTTGTATCCATGCGCATTGAATGTGGTAACCACAGAGAATTTCCGACTCATTGTTTTCCTTATAACTAAGTGTATATTTAACTAGGTATATTATGAGAGTAAGTATTTTTGACCAATATGGTGCACTTAACAGTTCACCTGTTTTTGAAGCCATAAGAACAGGTCTGGACCAGATTGGTGTCAAACACAACAACATGGACAGTTCGGCTGACGTTGCTGTTATCTGGAGTCAACTGTGGCACGGCCGTATGCGACACAATCGTGAAGTATGGCAAGCATTTAGGTCAAGCGGAAGGTCTGTTATAGTAGCAGAAGTGGGAATGTTGCGCCGTGGCAGTACTTGGAAACTGGGACTGAACGGAACCGGGAGTACAGCGTATTATGGAAAAGATTTGATCCCAGGGCGGGCAGATCAGTTGCGTCTAGAGGCCAAGCCGTGGATCACAAATGGATACAATATTGTTATTGCTGCCCAGCGATCTAACAGCGAGCAATGGGCAGGGCAACCTCCTACTGTTGCTTGGCTAACAGAAACTGCTCGTAAGATTAGAGAATACACAGACAAGCCTATTGTTATACGCCCGCATCCGCGACAGCGCATAGGCGACGTTCCAGGATGTGTTATAGAAATGCCAAGGCCTGTACAAGGAACGTACGATAACTTTGATTATGATCGTAGTTTAAAAACAGCGTGGGCTGTGGTCAACCACAACAGCGGACCGGGATCACAAGCAATATTAGCAGGTGTCCCGGCGTTTGTTGATGCGTCTAGTTTGGCAGCACCTGTTGGTAACTTGGATTTGTCTACAATAAACAATCCATCAAGACCGGACCGTGCTCAATGGTTAGAACAATTGGCACACACTGAATGGTACACAGACGAAATTGCCACTGGGTTACCACTTGAGCGGTTAATGGTGTCCCATAACAGATAGACTTTTGTCAATCCATTGCAATACTAGATCCTGCTGTCGTACCATACTGTGATGTTGTATGCTGGCCACTGCTGTTTCCGGCAATAAGTCTTTTTCAACCAACTCGTGCCATGTAGTGGTTTTTGGATTCATCGGTGCATGTGTGCTTTTGTACGCAATTACATGGATAAATTCATCGTCGGGGCGTTTTAAAAAGAATCCAGAATTACAGTCCCATCCATTTACTGCCAACATGTGCATTAAACTGACCACAGTGTGATGATAGAAACATCCGCTGGGCTGCACAAACGATAACTGACGTATGTTCATGAATGTGGTCTGCGGAACTGCAATTACCAACATACCGCCATCTTCGGCAATGCCATTCCACTTGGCCAGTGTGTCAAGTGGATTGACACAGTACTGAAAAGCGTCATGACACCACAGCACATCAAACTTTGATTTTAATGATAACTCGTTGACTTTTTCAAAATCAAACTTCTGATGTGTGACATTGGGATACTTTTTAAACTTTGACGGTGCGTCAGCAATATCAATTCCTGTACAGCGAATGTTCAACGGGATGGGCGCATCATCGCGAGTGGTTCTGGTTGCCCACCATTCTAGATCTGCTCCGGCACCGCACCCAAGATCAACCAATGATCCAATGCTTTCCATAAAGTCATCATACTCAAATAGCGTGTTGAGAGTTTGTAAACTGTGTTCGTGCCGCTCTTCGTCGTTTCTAAAACTCATAGTTGTATATCTTCCATGCCGGCGGCCCGTAATCTAACAACATGTCCTAACATGAAGTTTTTACTTTCCATTGCTTTCATAATTCCTAGAAATCGATTTCTAAGGAACGCTACTTCGTTAATAATAGTTTCAAAGTCTACTACTTCGTCTTCGCCATCTACATACTTTTCGGCATCTCTGCTGGACAACGCACGGGCGTATCCTTCTAAGTACTTTTGAAAGTGTCGACGACGAATCTTGCGTAGTTGTATATTTAAATGATTTAGTACTGCTTCAATTTCTTGTAATTGATTAAATCTATGTTCAGTGATGCCGGGCAATGCTGAAATGTTTTTTTCAACTAAACCGCCAATGTTGCAATCACGTCGTGCAGATTCAAGCTCTTTTTCAAAATAAGCAATAAAGTCTGGGATTTCGCCTAGATTGTTTGTAACACGGCTAAGCCACATAATTAATCTTCATACTCAGATTCGTTGTCGTCATCTTCATCATATTCTTCTTCTTCATCAGGATCGTCACTGAGATCTTTGATGTAGGCTGCCAGCGCCACTTTGACTTCTTTGTCGCCTTTGTACATGTCTCGAATATCATCAGGATCAACGTCGTTGTCAACTAGCACAGAAACTAAAACTTCTGCGGCTTCTTCTCGATCAACTGTGTTGATATATCGTTTGAGTTCGTTCCAAATTTCGCTAGATAATTCTACTGACATTGTTATTCCTCCGTTGTTTCTTCTAACGTTTCTTCAATCACGGCTGTTTGTTCTTTCAATCCTGAAAAATAAGCCATTAACTTGTCTAAACAACCATCTTCGTTTGCTTCCCACTTTTTACGAAACTTTTTAACAATTTCACCATCGGCAGTTACAAATACCAAACTGTTGCCTTCTCTCTTGAGAATTTCTTTTTTCTCTGCCAAATCAACTAGTCCACTGTGCGGACTCATTCCGGTTGAGTAAGGAATTTTGACCTGCATGCCTTCAAAAGGTTTTGCGTAGCGTGTCTTCATTACCTTACACCCTGCACGGATACCGTTGACTTCAGAAACTTTATTGCCGTCTTCGTCTTCTTTCAGCTTCATTTTCTTCATTGCAACAACAATCGAGCTTGCATAGATGAAACCTTGGCCGCCACTGATCTTATCGTCCGGATCAAACATGTCTTGACTAGCATATGTATGATTGGTTGCAACCAAGCCTACGTTATGACTGCCAAACATGTTGACAGAGTTTCGCACAAGTGATGTAAGTGCTTTGGGTTTACGGCCCATGTCGCCTTTCATGTCGCCAGCTTCGAACTGGTTAACATCAGTCGGAGTAAGCAACATGCCCAAGCTGTCAATTACAAATAACACTTTCATGCGCTCTTCTTCTGGAAGTGCTTTGTAGTCTGTCATGAATGTGGAAATTGTTTTGGCAACGTCGTCAATCATGCTCATGTTGAGTTTAAGCAACTTTTCGGGGCTAGTGTCAACACCCAGTGCGCGAAGCCACGCTTCGTCGAGTGCGTTTTCTGTGTCAACAAGAATAACAAATATATCTTGCTCTTGTGCGTTCTTTACAATGTTGCCTGAACAGATGTAGCTCTTGCCTGCACCTGATTCGCCGGCAAATACTGTAACTTTGCCCAGTGGAATACCTTTGTTGAAGTCACCTGAGATCAGATAGTTAAGTGCATAGTTGCCTGTGCTGATCCAGTCTGTTGGATCGTTAAATCCAATGCTCAAGCCTTGGATGCTTTTTGTGATGTCCTTACGGAACTTTGAGATATCAAATGGTTTTGCCATGATTTGCCTTTTTAAAAATGTTAATATATTATACTATGTATTTTGATGTTTGTCTATGTGTAAATCCATGTAGGATTGCCAAAAGTCTCCAACTAATTGACGGTTAAAATCATTGTATGCTAACTGATTATATAGTGTTTCCATAGCTGATAAAAATTTTGATTTATCAAAAATAGAATTATCAATATCAAATCCTAGTGTAGCAGCACCAGGGTTGGGCGGATAGAAATTGGAAATTTCATCTCTAATAGATATTGGTAAATTTGAAATGTTGATAACGTCAAATTTAGCTGCATTAAACTCGTCCCATGTTGGCCAGCTACTGCCTTTTAATAAGGTGTATTTTTCTACACAGTAGTTGCCGCTGACTCCTTCGATTGTTTCGCCGTTGGCCTTGCGTTCACATGATATATTGCTAAATTGTCTAAAATTTGTTAGTATTATTACTTTTGCATTTTTCCAAAGTGTCAATAATTCTGTTGTGTTGCTTGGCTGATGTGCCACCAAGAAAAAGTTTAGGCCGGAGTTTGATAGTTGTGCCAGCGATGACTCTTGTTGTCGATCACCAAATTCGTAATTATTAATCCAATTCCTCATTTCTGCTACAGTAGCCGGAAGCGTCTTGGTCACTTGCTTGAATCTATAATTATAATCGTCTGGATGGTCCAGCAGATAGTTAGCAGTGGTAGCATCTTGCGGAACAGCGTACTTGCTTAACGCCAGGCAGTTAGAAATAAACTTGCCGCCGGCAAATCGAGGAAACTGTATGATAACGGGATTATATGAATTATAATTAATTTTCATATTTTTTTAGCTCAGCGAGATAGTTTTTACTAAAATAATGATCATAATTAAATTCTATATTATCTTGTTCTAATAGATATAAATCATGCCACTCGTGCCGAGTCAATCTACTAAATTTTCCAATCATAGTTACTAGTTCAACCAATCGTTCTACTGGATTAGTTATACTGTCAAATTTATAATCAAACAGTTTGGTATATAATTTAAACCCATAGTATTTTTCTATATGTGCATGCCAGCCTGGTTGAGCATACGATAAAAATAATCCTCTTGTTACTATGCTGTACAAAAACTTTTCTGTTACAAACGGCACATAACTAGTGGCCATGGTTTCACTTACGATATGCAAGAAACTTTCAGTTAGTTTATTTTCTAAATTGTATATATTTTTATGGTGTGCATATTGCACATGTCCAAAACTATTAACAGTTTGGAAAAAGTCTTCACTATCTGCAGATATAAAAAACTTGCGATACAAATTCATTTGATCTGGCACATAGTCATTAATATGTCCGTCTAAAAGATCAGTTGAATATGAAAAGTTTTTGCTACAATATTCGGGACTGTAATATCCAAACTTCTCTAAAATAGAAACCAATAGTTTTCGGCTAACATGGTCGCTTCCGTTAAAACTACAAACAAAATTTTTGTAATTGAGAGTCGGATGCTGATTATATGCCTCGAACTGTTTCCATACTGTATGGTATTGTTTTTTAAAATTAAATACTATATCAAGATTACTATAGTTGCGCTTAACGGTGTCGTCGAGTATTTGCATATACCCGATTTTAGGGCGGTTTTTTAATTTTTTATTTAATATTGTTAATATTTCATTGTTATTGTCACTGTCAAATCCATTCAGATGATCGAATAACAATATATTGTTTCCGTCATTGACAAAGGAAATTATTTTATTAGCATCGACATTACGCAGAGGAGCACAACCAATGGGAAATTCCTTAAAACCAGATTCAATTAATAACATTTTATCATATTTACAATAGACTCAAATTCAAGTTGTTCAAATTTTATCGTTAGTGAGAGTCTAGGATCTTTTTTTGTATATGTTCCTTTGCCCCATCTTATAGCATGCGGTATTGATGTATCTATTAGAGTCGGTGTATTATCAATTGATACTTGTTGTGTTAATTTACACCACCGCGGCGGTATCACACCTTTTAAATCAGGGCCGGTGTAATCATAAAACTCAGTTGAGCTGACATGCGGATGCGAAATTGGGTATATAAAACTTGAATTTCGAGTTTTGTCTATATGAACCGGTATTACTTGGCCACCGTACACAACTTGTAACCGTATAATAGCTTCGTTAGCTATCAAAGGATGCAATTGTTGTTTAATTTCCTCGCGAATCGCTGATTCTAATTCGTTGGGCAATTCGGCACTTATAATTGTTCCGATATGTTGTAGAGCCAGGCCGTAAGTCTTTAAGAAGTCAAACACACAGTTATTAAGGTATGATCCATACAGGAACATCGTTGGCCCAAAATTGGTACGCCAGGCCAACGTTTTCCAGACGTGCATCGGTTTTAAAGAATACAACTGATCCATTAGACAATCAGGCAATTTAAAATCAGGAACTTTGCGATACATTTTTATATGTTAGGATATTTTTTTAAATTCACTTCTTACCACAGATGCATAAGTTCCGGATTCAAATATATTTTTTCTAACTTTTGAGTTTGCAGAAATTACAACATCATCGGTGATTGAAATGTTATCGTAGATCACAGATTCCGAATGTAAATGACAAAACTCGCCAATTACTGCACTACCACATATTGCAACCCTAAGATCTAAAATGCTACCTTTTCCAATTACCGAATTATGGCCTATGATATTATGCGCTTGTAAAATTACGTCATTGTTTATTACAGCATTGGTTGATACGCCGCAAAACGCATTTAAAAAAACGCCAGCACCTAATTTGTCCATGAGAAGGTTGGTGTGATGCGAATAGGAAAATCTTGATTGTTGAATTAAATCTATGTGATTGGAGATTTCTTTACGTAAATGTTTATCCCTTGTTACTAAATTTATTACACTTAGCTCCTGATCTGGTGTGGCTGTTGATAAAAATTCATAAGGATCAACCCTGAGTAGTTCTATGTTTAGTTCATTCATAAACCAACTTAAATCGCCAAACAGCAGAGTGTCAAATGAAATTGCCGCGTATTTTAAATTGTGACCACTATAAATCATTTAGCGCACCCTTATCCTATGCCTTCGGTTGCTGTTGCCATCAAATCTATCCTGTGTTGACGCTGTATATTGTACTGTTGATTATGCATAAACGGTTCATAATTTTCAACTAAATGATTGTAGTCAAATTGAATTCTCAATCCAACTCGATTTGTTGAAATACCGTTGTTTTCAATTTTTCGATTATGTAAAGTAATGCTATTATCAAAAATCAAGATATCGTTGTCGTTTTTGTACCAGTGTTCGTAGATGTATTGAGGCTGTAGTAAACCGTTCCATATTTTATTGTATAAGTTGACTGAGTCCTTTTTTGACATTCCTTTAAAATAGTCAAAGGTATTAGCTGGTAAATGCACTCCTTCGATTCCGCCGGGTGATTTAATAATCAACGGCAGTTCTCCATTGGGAATTGGGCACATGTTATTTTTATAAAATTGCTCCTGTTCTTCATTAATCACAGGATTTAAACTTGCAGGTCGATAGTTGTTGACAGTAACAAGTTCGCGAAGTTCTGATTTGAAACTTTCAGACTGAGTCTCAAACCAATCAGCAGTTGTTACAAATCCGGTGCAACTACCAATCATTTCCTGGTACCCCATTAGACTAACTGCCGGAACAAACGCTGGGTCCGAGCATTCGTTACTGTGCCATAACAATTCACCGTTATCAAATACGCCCATTGATTCTCCCTTTGAATTTTTCATGCCCGTAACACGAACCATTCCTGGGCGTCTTTTATCAATTTGCCACAGCCTTGCAAGACGCAACTCATGTTTGTCTTGTTCGTCGAGTAAATCTTGCGTCACAAGTTGTTTAAGAGGCTTGCCGTACTTTAAATAAAAGTTCAACGGGCGACTAAAACGCGGTTTACCCCATTCAGAGAACAAATCGTAATATTTGGCAGGCGTTAAATGATTGCCTCTTATTATGGTAACAAGTGACGATAAATGAATTTTTCCAATTTCAGCCCACTCGTCTTTGGTAATATTTTGTAAGTCAACATCATCAATGTATACTCCAAATCTACCAAGACCTGGAATTTTAGTTAGTTTCATATTAGTCCTTTTATACACATGTAATTAGTGCGTGATTTCCTGTCACGCACTATGCTTAATGTTTATTATTACATTACTTATGTTGACGACTGCGAATCATTGCCAAAATATCTTCGGCTTTCTGAGTCGGTGCTGCCGCTGGTGCTGCCACCACTGGAGCGGCTGCCACTACAGGTTCATCTTCGTCAAAGTTTGATGCTGCCGCTGGTGCTGCCACCGGAGCAGGATTGACCTGTGGAGTTGGTGCAGACTCAGAACCGCCTGCTGGTGCTGATACGCCTGCTGGACGGAAGTAAGAACCCCAACGCTCAGTATCGTATGCCGCACCATCAACTGATGCTTCAAACATTTCTTTGATCACTTTGACAGCGGCCTCATCTGGTTTCTTGGGCAAAAATGTGCTCAAGTCCCACAAACCGTGTGCTTCTACTGCTGCCTGCTCTTGTTCAGTCAATGCAGATTCTTTGCGAGCCCACTTTGATGTGTTGTAGTCAGCATAACCACCTTTGGCTGTTTTAGTAATACGGAAATCTAAACCACGCAAGTAGTCAGTTGGCAATTCTTCCAACTCTGGATCCATCAATGCGCTTTTGATAAGTGTAAACAATTGTGGGCCAATGATAAACCTACGAATTGGATTTTCTGGAGTCTTCTCGTCAGTCATTGGGTTTTCGCGAACAAAACCTTGGAAAATGTAACTGCGCTTTTTCCAGTACTTACGACCCATGTCTTCAAGAGCTTTGTCTTTGAACCATCCACGTACTTCAGTAAGGACTGGACAAGTTTCTTGCCACATTTCCATACAGGGTACCTGCACGATTGTTTGTTTTGAGTCCATTTGTCCCTTGATGCCTGCAAATGGTAAACGAATCATTGCTCGTTCTTGCCAAAAGAATGTGTTCTTTGTGTTTGCGTCTGGGAGGAATCGGAGTGTTGTAGATGAACCTTCATCCATGTTCCAGTGTGGGTAAATTGCATTGTCGCCACCGGATGAACCACCTTTGTTGCTGTTACCTTCTGATGCCGCGAGTCTTGCTCTAATTTCTGCTAATGATGCCATTTTAAGTTGCCTTTCTAAGTGTTATAAAATGTTTTCTAAGTTGCCTGTGATGCTAATAAAAAAGCGTGTCACACAAGTAGTGTACACGCTTTTGTTGCTAGCGTCAATGATATTTATGACGCATTTGTTCAAATGACTAATTTACATTGTCTTTATCAATCCAGACAACTGTTTGAGTCTTGACATTACATCGTCTTCGACTTTGCCAAACTCTTGCATTTTACCAGAGTGTCCGTATTGACCACTTACAGCAGAGTACTCGCTTTCGGCTACCAATGGAACTTTTACTTCAACTGTGTCATCACCACGTCGGTTCTTACCACCAAGTTTGCAATTTTCTTTACCGTACTTCTTGCATGCTTCTTCGTAGCTCATACTGGTTTGTTTCCAAACTAGTTCTTTGTCGTCTTGTTTACGACCATTGATCCAGCTTGCTTCATCTAAGCCGTCTGCTTTGTTCTGTAGGTCTTTTAACAATGTTTCATCATCGGGAGCAACTTTGTTGCCCATATCTTTGGCAAAGCCTTTGATCTTATCGCCAATGGTTTTCTTTTCTGGTCCGGCAATTTCTTCGCCGCTGGGTCTGTAAGTGTTGGCACCTTCGTCAACATCGTCGTCGTACATAGCAGCACCATCATCAAACTCTACA